GTCCACTACCAGCGTAAGTTGGAAGCGGATGAGTGTGTCCCACAAGCAATTGAGCTGTCCGCTCGTGCCCTCTGCTTTGATAAGGCAGTCTGGGCGCACGTAGGGATGGACCCGGTTTATGCCGGTAACCCATCTGCCCGGGAGGGCTTCCTGCGTGTAATGCGAGAGCGGCTCGCCGCGAATGCCGTAAGGCATGACCGGCTGATGTTCATCCACAAGAACATCACAAGTCTCCGCTCCATCGGAGCACAACCTACCTGTTCCGGGATGCTCCAGCTTGGAGTGCACTCGGTGATGGTTCCCCTGCTAAAACAAGTGGGGGTTGATCTGACGGATCAAGGTTGGAATCAGCGACTCGCCAAGGAGGGTTCCAGTAAATGGAACTCCCGTAACGGGTATTGCACTTTAGATAAGTCGGATGCGTCCAATCTAATTGCAAAAATGCTGATCGCGTTCTCATTTCCTGCCGCATGGTCAAAATTACTCTTGCGTCTTCGGACGCCCGGGTATGAAGCCCCTCCGGAATTCGGAGGCGGTCTTTTTGACTATCACATGTATGCAGGAATGGGCAACGGAACGACCTTTGCGGTCGAATCTCTCATTTTCTGGGCAGCTTCATACGCTACCTCGAGTGAGTATTCCGTTGAGAACTACGTTGCTGAGAGGGAATTTGCAGTGTATGGCGACGACGTAATCTTACGTCGGCGTCATGCTCTCCGTTATATGGAGTTTGCGAAATTCCTCGGCTTTCGTTTTAACGCAAATAAGACTTTCACGGATGGTCCTTTCCGTGAGAGCTGTGGTGCTGATTACTACCAGGGGACGTGGGTTCGTCCCGCAACTCTGGATAGTGAGGAGAAACACTTAGAAAGTGTCAACCTCATCAGCTTCCACAACACACTGGCGGATAATCCTGTGTTTCCCCTACAGGGGGCATGCAGGCGTATACGGGCGCTGTATAAGGCGCGCGTCTATCCGTTAGTTCCTACCGACTACTCCGGTAACCTTGGGTTTCGGCCCATAGGTGACTCACCTTACTACAGTCTTGTAAAGGACTCTAGTGGGGTGGCGAAGGTGTCGCCGACGTGGCAGCGTCCACGAGTTTACGTGCTGGAAATAACACCCCAGTACGCAGACTTAGGAAAACTGGACAGTTGGACCCAAATCGCAGTGTCGCTCCTGCGTGCTCGTCAGAGTCTGGGAACAACGGGTCTCTGGTCCCTCCCTGTCCGAAAGCTGGTCCACGTAAGAGTGAAACCAGAGCAAGAC